CTCCCTGCACCCTGCCCGCCCTCCGAAACGACGGCAGCGGGGCAGCAGGGACCGCCAGCCAGCCCGTCCCGCCCGTGCGGTGCCTGCCCGTTCTCGCGGGCGGTTGAGCCGGGGGCGCTCGGGGGCGCAAACCCTCCCGAAGTCTTCGTCGGCCAGGCGTTCGCCGGAATCATGTGGCTGCCCTGCCATAAGCTCTACGACCCTAGCATCCCCGCCCGCGACCAGAGCGCTAGCAAATGCGGGCAGTGCGCGGGCGCGGCCATCTTCCGCACTAACTGCGGCATCCCTGCCGTTCCCGGCATCCACCGCCTCCCGCCAGACCACAAAGCCGTGTTCTCCTCCGCAGAGGAGTTCATTGCACACCACCGCCGCATCCCGGTCTGGTCGGCTAGCGCTAGGCTGAAACGGGAAACCCCGACAGACCTTGCACGCCGCGAACTGCGAAAGGCTGGGGTGCGGGTGCAACTGATTCCGAAAGGCTGAGCAACCTAACACGAAGCAAGCCGCTCCTGCCAGGGTGATCTTTACCTGTCAGGCAGCGGCTTGTTCGTTGGCTCCGGTAGCCTCCGCATCGGATCGGTGCGCTTCCGTCCGGCGGGTGTGCGAATCCCTTAACACTTCCGGGAAGCCTGTCAAATGATTTGCCTTGCAAATGTTTCGATCCTGGCAAGGATGTGGGATGGCTCATCTACTACCTACCTTTAACAACGTGTTAGTGCTTCTCGACCGCAAGGAGGAGCGCACTAGCGGAGGAATCGTCCTGCCGGAAGTCTGCCGCTCGCAGAAGGCTAACGAAGCGGCGCAAGGCGAAGTCGTCGGCATCGGCCCTGACGTGGGGGGTCTGGGCTGCGACGACCGCGTTATCATCCCGGCCCACCAAGGCACGGAGTACCACGCTAACGGGAGGCAATACGTTATCCTCAAGGCGGAGAAGGTCTTGGCCAAGGTGGAACCTTGACAGTGGAACCTTGACGCTAGCACCCTGACGGGCTAAAGGTGCGGAATGCTCGTCTCCGACACCCACCTGATCCTATCCAACCCTCGTTGCGGGGCGGGGTTCCTGGCTCGCTACCTCGGCGCTCAATCCGTTGAAGGCGCGGCTAGGCACCTCACCCCCAGGGAAATCCGCAAGACGTGGAAAGCGCTATGGGAAGAGCGCGTGAAGATTGTGCCAGTGCGCGACCCGGTGGAGCGGTTCGTGTCTGCCGTTAGGGCGCGGTGGCGGGAGAACGGTCAGGGCGAGATGCCGACCGACAACGACCTAGCAGAGCAAGCGCTAGCGGATATGCAGAACGACTTCATCCCGGACGACCGCAGGTTCTGGCCGCAATCTTCCTGGCTGAAAGCCAAGGTGGACATCATCCTGCCACTCCACGCCTTCCAGCCGTTCGTTGCGGTTAACGGGGACACGGGCCGCAAGGCAGTGCTAGGGAACGAGTACCCTGCCCGCGCCATCGCACTAACGGAAGACACCCGCGCCCGCATCCTGTCCGCCTACGCGGAAGATGTTGCATTGTTTGCAAAACTCCCCGTGTGGCCTAGCGGCGGCGAGCAGATTCACCTAATGACAGGGCGGTGCATCGCCTGCGAAAAATCTAACAAACCCAACTGACATGGCATTCTGGAACCGAAAGAAAGTAGAGCGCGAGCGGCTGATTGCGGAGCTTGACCGCGGGCGGGCGCAAGCCATGGAGAAGCTAACGCAACTGGACACAAAGGCCAGGGAGTTCATTGAACAACGGGTAGGCGTAGCCATAACCAAGCTGTCCGACTACGAAAGCTACCTGGGCGCAGGGACCGGGCGGGTGTGGGCTAGCTTCCGTGCTACGGACCTAGCGGCTAACGTGGTCGCCTCCTCCGAACTGTCCGTGGTAGACGCTAGCAAAAAGGCGCAGCCTGACAACAACCCGCTGGCGCTGCTCCTCCACATGCCTAACGCCTACGATTCGTGGGAGGAGTTAGTGTACCAGACCGCCTTCAACCTAAAGCTCACGGGCAATGCGTACTGGCTGCGGGACGAGATGGACGGTGGCGGTCGCCCGAAAGCACTCTACCCGCTTCTGGCCGCTAACATGAAGATTATCCCGGACAAAGTGACGAAGGTCCGTGAGTACCGCTACTCTGTTAGCGGGACCGAACTCGTCTTCCAGCCTAACGAGATCATCCACTTCCGCCGCCCGCACCCTGCTAACTTTGTGTTCGGGCTAGGGGACATTGAGGCTAGCGCTAGCCTTTTCAACTCGTACATCAACCGCGGTGCGCTGGAAGAGCAGTACATGGCTAACGGTGCACAGCCGTCAGGGATTATGACGCGGAAGGGCGAGGGCTACGAGGACGAAGACGAGTGGCGTGCGTTTAAGGAGAAGTTCGTGCGGGACTACGGCGGTCGGGCTAACGCGGGCAAGATCGCATTCCTAACCGGGGAGTGGTCCTTCACACGGCTAGGCATGACCCACCAGGAGATGCAGTCGATTGAGAAGGAGCGGTGGGCAGTGGAACAGATATTCTCCGCGCACGGTGTCCCGCTATCCGTTGCGGGGCTGTCCGCGGCTAGCAACTACGCGACGGCCAAGGTCGAAGACATGAACTTCCGCAAGTACACTTGCGCTCCCATGCTAGCGCTTATCGCCGGGAAGCTCAATGCGCTTGGCGGGGTGGCACAGGCGTACAACCCTAACTTCCGGGTCAAGTTCAATCTGTCAGGGCTGATCGACACCGAGCAGATAGTCAAGGAGTGCCGTCCGCTAGTGGAGCTTGGCGCTATGTCGCTGAACGAAGTCAGGGAGCGGGCGGGCCTGCCGCGCTCCGACGACCCTCTCCTCGACGGGCACTACATCGCTAACAACCGCATCCCGCTTGAGCTAGCCGGAATGTCAGGCTCCTCGCTGATGAATGATCCAGCAGCCGACCCTAACGACAACCACGACCCTAACGCCTAAGCCATGGCGCTCATCCGCAAGACTCCCGGCGCTCGCACGCGCTACCCTTCACAGGAAGCGCTCTTCAAGGCTTACAAGGCTAGCCAGGTGCCGGAAGGCGGGTGGACCATGGAAGCGTTCCACGGGGTAGCGGCACGCCGCCTAACTGCCGACTTGGTGAAGATCCGAAACTCCGCTATCCTAAAAGCGTCTAGGGAGTTCAACAAATCACTAGCGGTGGTGATGCGTCAACAGGTGGAGGACGTGGTGACGGAGTTCCACACCCGCCTCCAGCGGAGTTACCCTAGCTTCGCCTCCGCGGACGGTGTGCCCGGTACGAAGGCGGCGGTGCGGATTCCTGCCGCGCAGCATGAAGCGTTATGGGCGGATGCGCTAGCTATGGTGCTGGACGACGAGGAGGCAGAGGTGACGGTTAGGCGGACGGCACGCGCCCCGATGCAGTCCGTGGCATCTGCGGTGGCTAGCCGTACCCGTGAAGTGCTAGGTGCGGGTCTGGCACCGGGAACCGAACGCGTGCTTCAGCGGGACATTGACGAGATGGCGGCAGAGGTGACTAACATTAACCGCACTACTCGCCGCAAACTCCGCGAGACGATCACGCAAGGCATCGAACAAGGGCTATCCCCGTTCGAAGTTATGCAGACGGTGCGGCTGCGGATTCCTCAGATCGCCACTAACCGCGTCCCCACTATTGTCCGCACGGAGCTAGGCCGCGCCGCCGACAAAGCCGTCATTCGCGGCATGCGAGACAGTCAGGTTGTGACCCACGTTAGCGTTAGCGGCTGCGAGGCTATCGAACCCGGCATCCCTACCTTCCGCGGCGTGCCAACCTGTAATATCAAAAACGTACCGATCGCCTACGCGGGGGACTTGCGCTTCCACCCTAACCACACCGGGGCAATTATTGCGTCAGGCTTCAAGACGGTGCGCGGGCAGGTGCCTAACCTTCCGCTTCGTCAGGGCACTGGGATTGGGACGTGGGAGGATAGAGGCAGACCCGTTCCCGCCCGCGTGAACGAGCCACCTCCCTCCTCGTAGGCAGGGCATTGACAAGCTGACCGCTAGGGTGCAAACTCCGCGCCATGGCCATCTTCATTTTCCCTGGCGTCCCTGCAAAGAAAGACGCGCCCGCCCCTAACCCTCCGCCCTCGGACAATAGTCCGGTCGGCAAATCGGTGACGTTCATGTCAGGGCAGTCCAAGCTAGTCGGCGTTGTTGCAAGTCTTGCAAACGGGGTGGCTACCGTCAGGGTAGGGCTTCAGCTAGACGGCAAGATTGCGGTAACGGGCTGCGAGGTTTCGGTAGCAGCGGATGCGCTAACCGTTACCGACACACCGCACGAATCCCGCCGCGTTGAACACGCCTCCCGCGGGCACTTCATGGAAGAGGCTAACGCAAAGGGCGTGGCAGTGAAAGACGAGCGGACGGGGGCGGTGGTAGACTACACTGACGTGAGCTTTGCCGGGTACGCTAGCACATGGGCGCACGTCACCCCTACTGACCGTCAGGGCGATAACATTCAGGTCGGGGCGTTCCGCGAAAGCATCCGGCAGTTTATGACTAACCCCGTGATGCTAACGGACCACCGAATGTCGGTGGACAACATCGCCGGGCACTACACGATTGTCAGGGAGGACGACAAGGGTCTGTTCGTGCAGGGCCAAGTCTCTAACTCCCCAGAGATGCGGCACGTTAGGTTCGCACTCATGGAGAAGTCCCTTCGCACGCTGTCCATCGGCGGCATCTGGGTTTACGAGCCTGACGGGCGGACAATCTCCAAAGCCTATCTCTTCGAGATCAGTCTGGTGGCGGTGCCTGCTAACCCTGACGCTACCATTCAAACGCGAGGACTTGACCTTGAAGCGCTAACGCGTACTGTCGGGGCATGATCGCACAGCCCTTTCTTCGCGTAGCCGCGGGAGTCGTCGTCACCCCTGAGACGCCTACTGCTAGCGGCAATTTCACGGTTTCGGTAGAGCCGGGAGGCAAGGCTTCTACTAGCTTTCCAGGAGCTACCCGTGCGGCGGCTGCTAAGTTCTGGCCGCTGAACTGTCAAGCAGGTGCGCTGGATACTTCGCGCAACATGCTAACGCTTTCGCTCGACCCGCTAACCACTAGCTCAACACACCCTCACCGATACTGGGTATGCTACGGCGGCTGGAACACGTCAGGTCTGGACCCGGAAGGCGGCACGGTAGTAGGCACTTCGCGCCCTCCAGTGATGCTAGCCATGTATAACAAAACGCCTTACGTCTTGGCGTGGCAAATTACTACCGGAGCGCTTAGCGAACCTCTCGACCTAAACACGGCCTTGCGCCTTCTGCCAGGAGCATGTGTAGCGCTGGACGGCGCACCTCAGCCTGTTTACTACTTCGATAGCCTAACTACGTCTTGGAGGTACAACACCCTGCAAGCCGTGTCAGGGCCTGGCTCTTTCTTGCACGTTAAAGCGCTCAGCGCCGCTCCCGTATATGACCGCACCACGGCTACTCCGCTTAGCGGCTATCTTGAAATCGTAGTAGCGCAAGCGACGACCGCGTACATGCTGCCATGAGGCTGAAGGCTTTCTGTATCAGCCTCCCTAGCCGAGCGGACAGGCGCAAGGATTTAGACGCCGCGTGGGATGCTAGCGGACTCAATCAATTTATCGACCTGGAGTTCATTCCCGGAGTTCAGATCAGCCCTAGCATTCAAGGACCGCAGAGGGTGGCACTCTGCGACCTAGCGTGTGCTGCCTCCCACCGAAGGGCTATTGCTATGGCGGCGGCAGAGGATGCCGAAGGTGTGCTAGTGCTGGAGGATGACGCAGTGCCAGTCAACTCGGATCAGCTTCACGACTTCCTCTTTAAGACGCTAGCCAAAGCTCCGCACTGGAACACCGTGAACCTCGGCGGGTGTCGTGCTAACTGGCGTCCGGCAACGCCAGCGCTTCGATTCACCGAGCATGCGGGCGGGCAGCTTTTCACCGTTAGGGGGATGGTCACAACCCACGCTATCCTCTACCACCGCAACGTCTTCGACGATGTGCTAGTGTCAGTCCCCTGCGAGACTGAGATTGCGTCAGGCGCAATCCCGCACACCTGCCGACCGTATGACCAGTGGCTAGCCTCGCACGGCACGATGCTAACGGGGTGCCGCCCCTACTTCGTTCAGTCGGGAAGCTCTAGCGACATCCTCGGCATGCCGCACGGTCAGGACATCGCTGCCCTAATCCACGACACCTATGCACGCCTACGCTCTTCCTGCTAAGTCGCACCTCTGGCGTGAAACTACCGCCGCAATCTCGGGGCGCGGTTGCGCCCTAGCCCCCTTCCATGTGGCGGACGGGAAAGCCTGGTGCGTCCGTACCTACTCCAGCCCGGAAACTAACGCATACGCCCGCAAGTTAGCAGACCTGCCTAACGTGCAGGGGCGGTCCTTCTCTGAATTGCAAATGCCGCCCACGTTAGCCGAAAATTTGCAAGGCGTGCAACTGTTTGCGCTAGTTGAAGACCCGCTAGTGCGGCTGCGGAAAGTCTGGTTCTATCGGACTTCCTCGCCTTCGTTCACAGCCCGCTGCCCTATCCGGTTTCGGGATGTGGCAGGCAAGTCTTTCGGGGACTTCGTGCGGTGGGCGCTAGCGCAAGACCCGTTAGCGTGCGATGAACTGATCCGCCCGCAATGGGCTATGCTCCCGGACGGTTGCAAGCTCTACCGCGCAGAGTGCGAGAACGACATCGAAGAACCGTCAGCACTAACGCGGGACATCGTGCGGGCGCTCTACGCGGACGACCTGCCTTTGTGGGAGGAAGCGGCTGCGATGCCTTGACTTAGCGGGTGGCGGGGCTATCTGTCAGACACATGGACCCGCAGACCGTCAACCTAACCCTTTCCACATCCGGCGTTGTTCCGGTTTCGGTGTCTGCGTATAACGCTAACACCCTAATCCTGTCCTGCGACGGCGACCTGTCCAGCGGAACATTTGAAGAGCTAACTGCGGAAATTTATCAGAACGCCAACCTCGGCGAAGATCCGCTAGCGACAGTGACCTACGCGGGGGCGCTAGGCGCAGGCCCGCACCTCCTGACGTTTGTTCCCGAGCAAACTAACCTACTTCCTTCGGCCCCTTCAATTCTGTCGAGGAGTTTCTACCTCGTAGTCCGCGGAACCGGGACGGGCGGGGTTAAGACCGTATTTGCGCTAGGACGCCTAACGCTTTACGCTAACCCGGCAAGCGACATCGGCGCTCCTCCGCCCGCGCCCTCCCTCTATGCTTCTAACGTGTTCCGTTACGTCGCGGCGGTCGGCAGCACTTCCATCACGGCTTCAGGGCGTGACGACACCCTAAACGTATCCGCAACAGGTGCGGGTAGCGTTAGCCTCAACCCTACCACTAAGACTATCACCTTGCGGATGTACGGCGGGGCAGCGTGGTCTGCGGGCATTGCCTACGCAGTAGGGGCAGTTGTTAGCCGCGGAACCAGCATCTATGTTAGTACGTTAGCGCACACGTCTAGCTCTACTACGGAACCAGGTGTGGGCGCTAGCTGGGCGACTGCCTGGGCGATAGTGTCCGGCGCACAGGCGGACTGGTCAGCATCGTCAGGCCCGTCTGCTATCCTTAACAAGCCTACGCTGGGAGACTCCGCCTCACGCAACGTAGGAACTAGCGCAGGCACGGTTGCTGCCGGAGATCACGGGCATACTACTAGCCAAGTTACGGGGCTGGATACCGCGTTAGGGTTAAAAGCCGACCTTGTGGGTGGCAAGCTCAGCACTAGCCAACTGCCCGACCTGGCTATCGTTCAGTACCTCGGTGCGGCAGCTAACCAAGCGGCGATGCTTGCGCTAGTAGGTCAGCGGGGTGACTGGTGTACACGCACCGACGAAGGCAAGACTTACATCCTAACAGCAGAGCCTAGCTCTACCTTAGCGAACTGGACGGCAATGGCCTACCCCGCATCGCCTGTGGTTAGTGTCGCCGGAAGGACAGGTATCATTACACTAGGCATCGGGGACATCGGCGGGCTACAGGGGGCGCTGGACGCGAAGGCGGATGCAGGAGCGTTGCTAGCTCTAGCTTTTCGAGATACAGTCGGCAGCGCACAGATCGAGAGCGGAGCGGTAACTAACGCTAAGTTAGACAGCATGGCAGTGAATACGGTGAAGGGCAGTATCGCTGGCGGAGTTCCAGTAGACCTTACTCAGGCTCAGCTAACTTCTCTGATTAACACATTCACCGCTAGCGTTAGCGGGGCGGTGCCTGCGGCTAGCGGAGGAAACCTAACAACTGAGTTTCTGCGAAAGGATGGGACGTGGGCGGCCCCTCCCGGCGGCGTGGGTGGCAGTCCAGCAGGCAGTGATGGTCAGCTGCAATTCAACAACTCTGGTGCGTTTGGAGCAGTCTCTGGCAGTTCGACGCCCGGCGGCGTGATAACCAGTAGTGTGGGCAGTGCATTGGTGAACCCGACGGTGGCATTGTCAGGGCAGGCATTTTCTGCGCCCATCATGCGGTGGCAGTCATCAGCATTTGCTGGGGGTGTGTCGAAAACGATGGAATGGCGGGTCGTTGCGAATACTAGCGTGGGGTCTGCAAATCCGACAGCAAGTCTGGGTTTCGAGCTTTCCATTAACGGTGGTGGGTGGACTCGAGGATTCACCATTCAAGGCGGGGAAAATGGATCGCTAGTATCGTCAACTAACAAAGGTACTTTCGGGCAAGTTGAGGCAGTCGCCAGTCTGTTCGCCGAAAATGTTTCATTCATAGTTTCTTCCGCGCAGGAGGGCGCTTGCCTGCGGAGCAGCTGGATGTACTCATGGGCCAACGGAACGTCAGGTAGCGGGACTCGTGATCTGTTTCTAGGGCGGCGAGCGGCGGCTAATCTGCGACTCGGAGCAGCCGATGCGGCGGCTCCCGTTGCCCAAACCCTATCAGTCCAGTCGGTAGTTGCAGGAACCGCTAGTGGTGCAGTCGGTGCTAACTTTACAATAAACGGTTCACAGGGAACTGGTACAGGAGTTGGCGGCGATATTATTTTCCGAGTGGCTCCAGCAGGGTCTGCCAGCACGGCGCAGAATCCCCTGTCTGAAGCTATCCGGGTAAGAGCTTCTGATAAGGCTCTGGTAGCTTCCGGTGCAATCATCAGCGGAGGTGTCGTCGATCTTGCTATTTACACCGTATCGGTCGGACTTCCAACAGCATCTCTCTGGGCTGGTGGGATAATCTATGTCAGTGATGCTAACGGAGGCGCTGGCGTAATGGCATCTGACGGAACGTCCTGGAGAAAACTCGGCCAGAGCAGGTCGCTTCCGCCGTTCCTTCCGATAAATGCGCAGCTCCCTGCCGCTAACTTTGCTACGCGGGATACGACTAACGCAACGACTCCTGTCGATGTGCTAGACTTTATCGACGGAACAGCCAGGTACGCCGCCTGGACGAGCGTAATCCCGGAGAACTTTGACATGACTAGCGGGCTGAAGGTACGCCTAACATGGAAGCTGGACACAGCGACCCCTTCCGGCAATGTCGTGTGGGCTGCTCAGATCGAGCGCATGAACACGGACCTGACGGCTGATTCGTGGGACACTAACGTGTTTACCGCTGTCGGGACGGCAAACGGAACTGCGGGCATCGTAACGACGACAGAGATCACGATGACGACAGTAGACGGGCTTCTTTCGGGCGAACCATTCCGCATCCGCATCTATCGCGACGGAGCTAACGCAAGCGACACGGCTAGCTTCGACGCCGAACTGGTCATCATGGAAATCCGGGGGAACTAAGTCATGGCGTATCTATTCAACGGCACATCCCAATACATGATCGGCGGGTCTGCTCCGGTCACTGTGGAACCATTTACGATGGCGTGCTGGTACAAGCCGACGGCTACGCCAGGGTCCAACGTGCCATTAGCAATCGGCGGTAGTACGTTAGGACGGTGTCAGTTAGTGCTGCAATCCACCACTATTCAGGCATCGCGGATCTCTGACGCAAATGTTCAAGTCGCAGCGGTTAGCGTAACCGCAGCAAACCCGGCAGGAGTGTGGGTTCACACCTGCGGAACCTACGACACGGCAGGCAATGGCATAATCTCGTGGCGGAATGGAGTGGCGGGCACCCCAGTTACCAACCCAGGAACTGCGCTGACGTTGAGCCGTGTTACGATTGGGGCGCGGCTTCAAAACTTGGTTCCGGGAGCGTATGCCAACGGTGACATCGCAGAGGTAGGGATTTGGAACGTCGTGCTGACTGCGGCAGAGATCGCGGCCCTCGCCAAAGGCATTGCTCCGCACAGGATCAGACCGCAGAATCTTGTTTTCTATCCACGGCTCATTCGCGGTCTTATAGAGACTAGACGAGGGCTAGCCCTAACAAACACAAACGGGGCCACGGTATCAACCCACTGCCGAATTATAGGGTAACACTCAACCTACACTAACTAATATGCCAGAAATTCTTGTTCCACCAGTCACTGTTCCAGTAGAGTCGCCATCGGCCAAAGCCGCGCGGGAGATCCTCCACCGCATGAGCTGCATTGCGCAAGAGATGTCGATTGCACACCAATGGATATTCTATCGCTTGTGGAACTCTCCTGACGCAACGCCTGAAGAAATCCTCGCGGCTATAGGGCCGCGAGGTGAAGAGCTATTCGTCCGTGGAGGGGATCTGATTACCTTTATGCTAGGCGGATATAACGGACGCCCAGTCGTAGCTATGCTTCCTGAAGAATATACCCCGCCCCGCCAGTTTTCCATTACGGACGGCGTCGTTACGCTAGTGCCGCTACCTGTAGAGCTTCAGAATCCCGATCCCGGCCTAACGCCGAATGGCGCTTCTCCCGACGGCGTGTAATCTATCGTCGCTATGCGAAAGGTCATTGTTACAGGGGGAGCCGGGTTCATAGGCACGCACCTGTTGCACGCCTTGCAAAACCTAGCGGACGCGGAAGCCCTGGACCTAGCCCTCCCCGGAGGCATCGACATCCTTGACCGAAAGGCAGTGGAGAGGGCGGTGGCTTGTGCCGACACCGTCATTCACTTAGCTGCCGTCTCTAGCGTAGGCGAGGCGCTGGCTAATCCCTCGCGCTGTGCGGCGGTCAACGTAGACGGCACACGCACGGTCTTAGAAGCCGCCCGCAAGGCTCGCGTCAGGCGGGTCGTCTTTGCTAGCAGCGCCGCAGTCTACGGAGAAGCCAGAAAGGGATGGGCTAGCAGAGAGTCTGACCGACTAGCGCCTGCCTGCATCTACGGGCACACTAAGCGGCTAGGCGAGCAGGTAGTCGAGGAGTACGCTGGCAGGAATCGGAGTGCTGTGGCTCTGCGGTTCTTTAACGTGTACGGCCCTAGCCAGCTAGGAGGCGTCGTTCCTGCTATGCTTCGGGCAGCGGCTAGCGGCGAGCCTATCTACATCCACGGCTCTCCAGATGTCAGCCGCGACTTCGTCCATGTCAGAGACGTGGTAAGAGCCATCATCCACTATGCCTTCGACTTTCACGGGACCGGAGTCTATAACGTCGGAACCGGGAAAACCACTACGCTAGGCACCTTAGCGGCGGCGGTGTGCATGCTGACGCGCTCTAAGTCTTCGATCCGCGTAACGCCGACACAGGATTGCGGAGTCAGGCGTTCGCTAGCATCGACGGAAAAAGCCGCCCGCACCGGGTTTTCCGCGCAACATTCTTTGCGGCAAGGGCTTGTGGAATTGATTCCTTTCTGATATAGGAAGCCCACTATGGACGGCATCACACCTTATGACAAACTCGCCTACGCCGCACTGCTGCTTCAAGGCGCGGCGTTAGGAAAAGTCTGGCTAGAGACGCGCAACCAACGCAAGCAGATTGACGAACTCAACGGGGTGATTAACCAGCTAACCGCTATCATTGGGCGGCTCTACGGATTCCGGGATGCGGTCAAGCGGTGCCACATTCGCGCCTGCCCTTTCAAGGATGAAGCAGACGGCATGACTACGCCAATGCCTGACATCGAACTACTCCTGAAACGCACCACGAACGCAGGGGATTGACTAGCGGCCAGCAAGGGCGTATCCGTCCGCCATGACTAAATTCCTGAAACCTTTCCTGGCTAGCCGAAAGACCCTGATCGGCGGGATCGTGGCGTTTCTGGGTGCGGCCCTCAACCTAGCCCAGCATCTCTACGACGTATCGAACGGCGCTCCGCTTTCACTGGAGCGTGTTAGCCTCAGCCTAGCCGGGTTCGGTGCGGCGTGGTCCGGCTTCTCTGCGAAGGACGCAGACAAAACGGGGGTGGCGAAATGAGCGCTGCCGCTAACACTCCTCCCTGTGCGGACTGCACGGGCTGCGGCATGTGCCACCTCGGGCAACTCTGCAATCCTTGCCCTAGCCACAACCGCGCTACGTTCCAAGGCGGCAAGGCGGCGCTGAAAGCCGGGGCGCTAGGAATTGCAATCCTTGCACTAGCCGCGGTCCTGCTGCTCGCGTCAGGGTGCGCCGGGTACGATACCCGCGTTAGCGTTAGTTACGGTGGTGTGGGTGCGGAGTTCCAAGTTAGCAAGCCGTCGAAGTCCGGCAAGGAACCAGTGGGCAAGGAGCCCGTGGGTCTGGAAATCAACCTCGGCAAATAACAACCCGGCCTGACGCTACCCCACCGCAACCATGTCTCTCGTACCTAACTCCCGCCCGCAGATTAAGCGGGATGCGCTAGTCGCTCTCATCAAAAAGGCGTACCCGAAGGAAACCGCTAACGGGCTTCCTGACTTCCTCATCGTCGGCTATCCCGCCTATTACCGGGACAGTATGGGGGCAAACGGGAAGAACGACCGCGGTATCTTCGATGATGCTGTATTCCTCCTAACGCCTAACACGTTCGCCGCGTTCAACGGCAATACCGACCCTTCTGCTTTCCGCGAGGGCATCGCTACGCTGCAACCCGGCTGGTATCCCGTCTATCAATTCAGCATCCACGGCGGTGCGTCCGCTCAGTATCCTGCAATCTGTCAGCGTAAGGGTCCGGTTATTGTGCGCCGCGACGGCACGGACTATGTGAAGGAAGGGGTTAGTGATCGTCGCGGCTACTGCCTCGGCGGAGGTTTGTGGCGGGGCGAGTTTGGAATTAACATCCACCGCGGCGGGCGAAACGGCACCTCCTCTCTCGGGTGTCAGACTATCCCACCCGCACAGTGGGACGCGTTCTACACCCTGGCAAAGTCGGAAGCCGTTAGGCTCTACGACAAAAAGTGGAACACGGTTCCCGTCACTTACTGCCTGCTGCCCTATCAGGACTGACAGAAAATTTGCATTTCGTGCAAACTATTGACTAGCCCGTTCCTCGGTGCAATTATCCTCACAGCTTTGACGCTAGCGAAACCGACGGGAGTACCGGGCGAGACAAGCAGAAAGTTCAACCTAACAATCCCACTATAACACACCCATGAAACTGACCAACGCTCAACGCAAGCGGCTCGCCGTCTTGCTCGGAAAAACCGCCCTGCAAATGTCCGCCGATGAAGTGTCGGAACTCGCTACGCTCAAGGCCCTAGCCGCCGAAGACAAGGTCACTCTTGACGAAGCCTTCGTCAAGGAAGCCCTCGCTCTGGAAGACGACGGGGACACTGCCCTGAGTGCTGACCAGCTTAAAGGCATGGTCGCTAGCGCCCTGGCGGATACCCTCGCCTCTAAAGGCATCGACCAAGACGCCATCATCAAGGCAGTGGAAGACGCTAACAAAGGCCACGTCAAACTCGCCGACATTCAGACTGCCGTCAAAAACGCCCTCGCCGCCTTCACGCCCGCTAACACCGCAACGGAAACTGCGGATGCTATCAAGGCCGCTGTCGCCGAAGCGCAGAAAGGTGCCCTGACTGCCGACCAGCTTGCTAGCGCTTTCGAGCGTGCCCTGACTTCTGCGGGTCGCGTGTCCGCCAAGAACGTGTTCCCTACCGACGGTGCAGGCGACACTGACCTTGTGGCACACCGCGCCGGGAACCTAACGGTTGCGGGCAAGGAACTGCTCAACGTCTGCCTCGGTCTTCCCCAGCAGAACGGCATCGACGCCAAGCTCTTCACCCGTGCTACGGCTCGCGGCAGCAAAATGCTCGACAACGTCCGCACAAAGACCCTAACCACGGGCGGCGCGGGTACGGGGGCAGAACTCATTCCGTCCGACCTCTCTAGCGAACTCCAGATGCGGCTGTATCTTGAGAGCGCCCTAGCAGCGGCGATGATCGGTCAGGAAATCAACATGCCGACCGACGTTTACAAGATGCCGCTGAAGACCGCGCGGACAGCATTCCGTAAGGGCTCGGAAGCGCCAGGGAGTGATCCTGCGAGCAGCGAGCCGGGGACGGGTCTGGTAACGCTGGACGCGCAGAAGCTCATCGGGATTGCTGACTACTCCTACGAAGCGGACGAGGATTCTATCATCCCGATCCTGCCTATGCTTCAGGACGACTTGGCTAGCGGCGCGGCAGATGCGCTTGAAGACGCTATCATCAACGGGGACGTCTCCGCAACGCACCAAGATACCGACACGCAAGCCGCTGCTGGCACGGCTACGCTGCCAGCCCGGCTATTCTCGGGTTTGCGGAAGTATGCTATCGCGGGTAGCTGCACTACGTCGTGGCTTACTAACGGCGTTATCGAGTCTAATATCCTGGCTACGCTTAAGGGCATGGGCAAGTACGGGATCAAGCGCTCCGATCTTCTGCTCGTCTGCGGCCCTCGCGGGTACAACGACCTTGTGGGGCTGACGTCTACGCTGACGGTGGAGAAAGTCGGAAATCCTGCTCTTGCTCGCGTCCTGACGGGTGCGGCTGGCGTGATCTTCGGCGTTCCTATCATCGTCTCCGAGCGGAATCGTGAAGACCTGACCGCAACGGGTGTCAACGGTGCTAGCGGCAACACCCGCGGCTCTATGCTGTTCATCCACAAGCCTAGCTGGTATCTCGGTGTCCGCCGCGGCTTCACTGTCGAAACGGATGCGGATAAGAAAAAGCAGGTCAAGAGCGTGATCGCTTCGTTCCGTCGGGCCTTTGTGCCGCGGGAAACCACCTCTGCTACGGTGCCTAACGTCCGTCTGGCCATCGACTACGCCGCCTGAGTTTCTGGGGTATGAATGCGGTCCCGCCCTTGGATTTCCGGGGGCGGGACTTTCGTTTGCAACGCTTGCACTCCTGCGCTAGTATGGCCCGCGGCTAACCGCTAAACTACTAACCAACCCCACTATGCCTAGAACATTCACCTATAAAGGACACCCAATGCAGGTAGGACGCTTTGGCGATCTTAAAGCAGGCGACCAAGTCGATCTCTATCTCGATGAGGAGCTATCCGTTATGGATAGCGATCAGTTTGAGGCTCTAGTTGAGCAGCCGCTGCCTAGCAAAATTGTGCCGCTACGCGCCCGGTTTGTGTACGACCTGCGGAAAATCGACTGGAGCCACCGTCACGCGCCTAACACCCTACGGGAGATGCCGCGCCATCTACTGATGAACGTCCTAGTGGCGATGAATGAGCTAGGCGTTTCTGTGGATGCTTTTGAGTCTATGTCCGTTGATGCCATCGTGGATAACATCCGCCGTGCGGCTAGGGCTCACGGCTGGGATACGTTATCTCACGGTGAACGGTTAGCCTGTCCTGACGCCTCGGACGAGGATACGAACGAGGAGAACGAGGAAGACGACGAGCCTAACGGAGAGGACGACAAGGAGCCTCAGGGCGAGAAGGCGGCGGAGGAAGGGGACAAAGAACCGTCTGCCGATGACGAGGAAGACGCGGAAGAGGACGAAGGAGACGAAGACGAGGATGACAAGGAACAGCCTAGCGAAGAGGTTCCTGCCGCTCCCGCCGGACCTGCCCGCAAACGTGCCGCTCCCGCCGCAAAGAAAGCCGCTAAGCCTAGCAAGCCATGAACCGCGCCACCTTCGACAGATGGCTCAAGGAACTGCCTAACTTGTCACTGGACGAGAAGGCGGTGCTAGTCCAGCAGTACGAGCAGGGCGGCAAGGTGGCAGAGGCTGCGGTGCGTACCGTTCAGCAGAAGCTAGTTGCCGCGCCGCAGACAAAGCCCGCCTCGCCATTCGCAAGCAAGTAACCTAACCGCCAGACCCTATGCCTCTTCAACGACCCTACTGCTCTATGATTCAACTCCGCAACTTCATCGGCAACGATGACCCGGAGCTTGAACTGAAACTGGAGGAAGCGATCAACGCCGCTAGCCGGATGGTCGATCAGAGGCTAGGGTCCAGCGTGTGGTTTCAGAACTACTCCGCTAGCTTCTACACCGTGGACCCGCGGGACAACATTGGCGCGTTCATTGTCCTGCCCTTCCCAATCATAACGCTAACGGAACTCACACAGGACGGGGAGGCACTAACCGGAGGTGCCTACGGCGAAATCGAAGATGCCGACTATACTTTCACAGTAGGCACCCGCACTATCAATTCGGCGGGCGGGTTCACGGGGGTTATCAAAATCAAAGGGACGTTCGGTTATGCGCTGGACGAGAACGATCCTGACAACCTGCCGCCGCCCACCCTGCATCCTGACATCAACGACGCTGCTATCAAAATCGCAGCAGCACTCAGCGGCTTGTGGAAAAAGACATCCCGCTCGTTCGGCGGGGAAAACGAAGCGGTGCTAGTGCAGGCAGTGCCTAACGACGTTCTGGCCCGCCTCCGCAACATGCGCCTAACTTCCCACCGCCTCTAACCGTGGGCTTTATCCGCATAGAGACTAGCGTACCCGCTACGCTGAAAAAGCTCAAGCGGCTGCGAAAGGCCCTAACGCCTCAGGTGCAGGACAGCATCCTGCAAAAATCCGCGTATCTGTGGCATGCTAGGATGGTCATGGCTACCCCTAAGCGGTGGACGGGGCAGACCCGTAAAATGTGGCGCGTGATCCCGATGCCCTCTAGCAGAGGGTCAGGGTGGACGGTGGTCAATACCTCAAAGGTTATGGTCTTTCTGGAGCGCGGCACAAAAGCTCACGGCCCGAAGAACGCCAAGCGGCTATTCGTGCCCCTAACGCGCCGCGCCGCCATGGCAGGCCCTCGCGTTGTGGTGGCGGAGCTAATAGCGGCTAGGCAGGCAAAGCGCCGCCCCAAGTACCGGGTAGGCAAGGACTTCGTATTTGCTAAGCGGGTGCGGGGAATCCGTGCCATGTGGATCATTCGCCACGCCTTGCCTTTCATGCGGACCACGACGAAGATGGCGATGCGTCAGTTTATTCAAGCTGTGCTAGACTCTCCATGAAAGACTCCATCCCTCCCGTAAAAGACTTCGCCGTCTACAACGCACCGCTAGCGTGTATCTTCAAACGCCTAACACGGGAGCATGCGGCAGGCGGGATGCTAGCCGGAATGAAGCTCCCGAAAAAGTCCGGCGTGTCAGGCTCCAGCGTGCTTTTTGCAAGCAGTGCATTTGAGCAGATCGACGAGGCGCACCTTCCTTGCGTCCGGTATCGCGGCACCCTAACCTCTGAGGCGAAGAGCGCTATGGGCGGGGCGTTAGGGCCTACGGCTCCGAAGCAGGCGCGGCTGGACGCACCTGTTACTCCGACTCGTCAGATTCAGATTTCGGTTATGACTTCCATCACCGCGGGTATCCTTAACCCTCGGCCTGACATCGCAGGCTCTAAGCCGGGGCACGAAGATTGGGTTGCGCTAGTGCTAGACGCTATCGAAACGGGGGACGACCAAAGGCCGGACGCTACGCTAGACAAGTCCACGCCGTTCCCTATCTACTTCTCCATCGGTCTGCCGGAGGTGGAGTCTGAAGTGTACTACGAGTCGATCATCACGATAACGGTAGCAGTCCCCGCCATGTACCGGGCGCAGAGGCACAACACGCTTTGCCAGGAGGAGTGAGTTCCGGGTATTGACAGGGCGACCCCTTTGTGGTTCTGTCAGGGCACACCAACCTACTCTAACCCTACCTAATTATGGCATGCGCTCTTCTCGTTTCTGTCGGTTCGTCTCCTCCCATCTTCGGGGTGCCTGACGAAGAACTCGCGCTCAAGACCCAGAGCGTTACCTTCACGCTAGACAGCGACCTGAAGGAGATCAAGAACGGTTGCGGTGAAACTTGCAACGCCGCGTTCTATAACCGAAACAACTCCGTGCAGGTCACAGGCTACGGTGTTGTCGGGACTACCGCTGACGACGTAGGCGACATAGTTACCCTAGCAAATGCTGCGGTGTTTGCCGGAGAGTTGATCGTGGGCACGCTCTACATCAAGAAAATCCAAGTCTCGCTCAATAACGAAGACTACGTTCAGACCACCGTGGATCTTGTCGGCTGGGACGGCATCGGAGTCTAACCGCTCACAAACCCTAACTTCGCCGGGTGCTAATTCCCCGGCCTAGCTTATGTCTCAACATTCTCGTGAACAGAACGCGGCGGCTCGCGCCACCACCATCGCTAAGCAGAACCCCTGCACGGTCACAGACCTTGTGCTAGCATCCGCCCTCCTAGCGGTAGGCGTGCCGCAGGTGGCCGCTCCCAAACTAATCGCCTTCGGCAATGGTCGCCGTCAGGCGATTTTCACTTTTGCAGGTAGCGACCCCGAGCGGATTATCGACACCCACGCCGCGGCTAAGGTAGCCTCAACGGACCCCTACGCCTACATCGCTAACAACCCGATGTGCCCGCTGTCCTTTGCGCTAGCCGCGATCATTCAGTACGCGGACACCGCACGGCAGTTCGAGACTAGCCGCCCCACCATTCCGATGACTGCCCCCGGCAAAGGCTTGTCCGCGGTGCTATGGGTCACGGAAGGCTCGCGCAAACACCTAGCCGCGCAACGCCGCGGCATGATAGCCGCACCCGGCAGGGTAGAGCCTAGCCCACTTCAGACGCGAGTCTCCGAAGGGGCTATAGAACCATCTTCCACTAACCAAACCACCGCCTAACATGTCTTACACTGCCACCCCTCTAGCCCGCCGCCCTTCTAAGAAACCCGGATACTCCCGACTCCCTGCGGAAGTGGCAGTGCCTGCCGCCCCCGAAGACAAGGAGCTAGACGCCATCATGGGCGACTCGGCATCCGCAAGCTCCACAATCCCTGACGCGGATGCCGCGGCACTGCTAGTAGGCTCGGGCTACACAGACGGGATCGACGGCAGCGGGTGGGTGATTGCAGGCTTCCACCTGCGCCTGCTTTGCCTAGCCGACCTGATGATCCTGCTTCGTCAGCACAACCCGCTTGTAATGGGCACCGATGTCGAACTAGCCGACAAGCTCCAAGCCGCGTGCGAGGTGCTGCACCTTTGCTCGCAGCCCACTAGCCGCGATGCCGTCAAGTCAGCAAACTCCCCTAGCTTTACCGAACTTGTGCTAGCAGTGGCGGAGGCTATCCCTTACGGGCCGGAATCTTTCGAGGTGCTAACGGAAGTCATGGAGTATCTTCAGGCGGGCGGCGCTACCCGCGTCTCTGCTAGGAACCCGACTGTGCCGGGGCTTCCACCGTCTGCGGAGGGAAACGACTGCCCGCCCCCTGGCCAATCAGTCTGATTGTGTCAGTGCGGGCGGTTAGCGGACTAACTCAGGAACAAATTCTGCATGATATACCTCTAGCCCTAGCTTTTGCCTACGAACACGCCTATCTTGCTTCTCAAGGAAAAATCTGCCGACCTATCACTGACACCCTATGAGCGCATCCGAAGCTAACGTAGCCATCGACTTCCTCAGTAACCCTGACGATACGCTAGACGCCCTAGCCAAGATCGAACAGGGGTTGCTGAAGGTTCAGCAACGGATGGGGATGATGAACAGTCAGTTCCAGCGGCTAGCGAAGAACCTGCCTAGCGCTGAAATCTCCAAGCGCTTCGACGCTATGGCGGCGGCGTCGAGCAGGTTCACGGCCAAGATGACGGCTAGTGCAACGGCTGCAAACCAGCTAACCGCCGCGGCAGGAAAGACGGCAGCGCTGGAGCAGGCCCTGACCACTATTGCACAGACCCTCCAGAGTGTAACCGCTAACGCTAACAGGGCGGGCCGCACGTTAGACTGGATGGCGCGTCAGGCAAAGCAAAGCACTCAGTCGGGAAACCGGGCTACTAGCCGAGCTAACGCATCGG